TTTGTATAAAATACATATTTCTTCATAGATCACCAGCTGCAATATATGCAATAGTATGAGATAAAGTAGCTGCAGTTGTTGCTGCAAAATCAATAAACGTTGACTGTGTTATACTTTGAGAAACCGCTATAGAATCAGTGTAAGTAACGCCATTATGAACAACACTAATACTTGTCAGCGGTGCTGTACTGTCTTTTTCAACTCTTACAGTAAAGGGCTTAGATGAATCATAATTAGTAATAATTGCACCTACAGTCTCTACATTTGAAGAAACACTAGATACATAACCTACAGCTAAATTACTACCCTTATCTACATATCCTATTATCTCATAGTCAGTACCGCTTAACCTGCTCCATATTGAGCGGCTTGTCGTGTCGTATAAATCAAAATAAAACTCTGTTTTTATAAAAAAATCGTTTAATGGCGTGTCTATCCATGTAGATCCATCACCTATATTACTACGCAAGGTCTTGACGCCTGCTAGCGTATAAGATGATGTATGCCTTAGCCATTTAAAATTTTTGTCATAAGCAAACTCTTCTTGTATCTGAGCGTCAGAGCCAAGCAAAATATCACACCTAATACTAGAAGCATCCAAAACATCTGATACTTCTAATTTGCAGTTTTCAGTAATAAGTAAAGATCCGATGTCATCTTTATTGATATTATCAAGATTGCCAGCGTACTTACTGGCTGTGCCTCCATTATTAGCAGAGAAGATAAGATCAACACTCACACCAGAAACAACAACATTAACACCATCAATAAATCCAGACCCATTAAATTCTCCAGTAACAGCTTGTAAATCAACCTGCGCTGTGCTTACGGGTGCTGTAGCAACAGGAGAGTTAGCCTTATCTAGCACCCATCCATTACTATCAAAGTCAGGAATATTATCAACAGAATCTGTGTATGTAGCATCATTGCCTTCTATTGTCTCTTCAAGTGAGCCATCAAGAAAAGGCCAAAAGAAAATAGAATTAGCAGGGGGATTTAATCCGCCCCCTCCACCAATAGAGCCAGAAGTAATCGCGCCACTAGTAATAGAGTCGCTAGTAATGGAAGCGCGAGTTACACTCATGGTAAATCAGCAAAAGTAATATTAGCTGTTACTAGGCCAGAAGTGTAAGAAGTGCAGTTTAAGCGATAAGCTGTAGGAGGTTTATCGAAAGCAGCCTCTTGATTGTCTGAAACACCTGAAATATCAGGGTGTACAAATACTGTACAAACAACCGCATAGCCATTCTCAGAAGCTGAGCCTGTATCTGCAACAGTAAAATCTACAGTAGTAGCTGTAGCTGCTGTAATCTCAAAAGTACCCTTTAAGTTATCTTCTCGATGACCGCCTACCGTAATCGTATCACCTACAGCCTTGCCATGCTCTTCTTTAAAGGTCGCTGTTGCTGTTGTTGTAGTGCGAGAAATAGAAACAGGCAATTTTGTATAAGGATTATCGAAAGTAAACTCAATACTATAAGTTAATACAGCACCTTCCGACACGTTACAACCAATACCAGCTCCAAACTCTGAGCCATGGAAGTTTACTGGTTGCCAATCTGAAAAAGTTTGTGAGCTTAATTTGATTTGATTAGGGCGCATAATTTGTCCTCTTGTTACCGAAAAAGCCCCAATTAAGGGGCTTAGTACAGCTTATTATTAATTAAGCACCTGGAGAACCAAACGCACCACGAGGATCAATCCATAAGAAAGTATAACGACCGTAATACTTGAACTGAGCATTATCAGTTGTAAAGTCGTTGTCTGCTGCGAATTCGTCAGCAATACGCTCTTGATAGATTAAACCTTTATCTTGTACTGTAGTGATGTCAGTAGTAATAAACCAAGCATCATCATCAGTTAGATAGTGGTTAGTTGTGTAACCCATTGGGATTGTCTGCTTGTTCATCATTGCGTTGATAGCGTTATTAGACGTATCGTTTTGCAATTCAGAATCAAGAATACGACATGCTTCAAACTGTAACGAAGGAGGTACAATCAACTTCTGAGGCTTACAAGCAATGCGCTTACCACGCTCATCTGTAAACAAAGAAATATCAATTGCAGCCTGCTCTAATGAAGCTTCTGACAAGTCAGCAGCAATCGCTAGCTCATTACTGTAAGTAAGACCTGATTTAGTTAAGTGAGCATCAGAAAATAATTCAACGCCATCAGCGCCTGTGTAAGCAGGATCAAAACCACGGTTAAGCATGTTTGCACCCACAGTCTCTTTAGTAATACGAGCAGAACGCGCAAGCTCTTTAGTACGAGCTTCAGCGATAGCCATATACTGATTATCATCACGCGCCTCACGAGTGATAACAAAACCAAGACCGTAGCTTACGTTTTGACCTGTAGCAACAAAACCTTGCTCCATTGAATCAAACTTAGTGCCTGAGCCTTCCGGTTTCTTAGCAGCTAAGCCCAATCCTGAAAAACCAAGATATTCTTCGCGTACTTTGTCAGAGCTTACAAGTGAAGTGAATTCGCCATACTCACGATCATATTGATTGTAAGTATCGCCCCAAATTTTATTCAACCCAGGCCATAAGCCTTTAGCAAAGCTGGAGGTTGTAATAGTACCATTCTGTGCCATTGTTCAATCTCCCCTTATACGCCAGTTGAACCAGTATCGGTTTTCAGTTCATGAGTGTTGAAAGTACAAACCCAGCGCGCATTGTCGCCAATTTCGTTATCTTCAACTTGATAAAGCTCCACAAGTTTAAGTGGAAGCGTGTCTGTAGTTGCAACTGTATCTGAATCAATCTCCATTTGAGAGCGTCCAGTTGTAGCATTTGCAGCCGCGACAATAAAGTCAACGTTCGAACCTACATCAGTAGCAGCTAGAGTAGAAGTGTCTGAATCTTCTTGACCAACAATGCGGCCATTCGGATCATCCATAACATACGCATAAGCCTCAGTTGAAGCAGCGCGATAGTTAGGTAAATCTTCTGTAGCAGAGTTAGTTTCGAAACCTACGATAACACCGCGAACTGCAGCACCAGCAGCAGCACGAGCGATTGAAGGAACACCATCAGCGTCAGCAGAACCCGCACTTACAACAAAGTCACCAACAGCCATCGAAGTGGCATTAGCAGCAGAGATGTAATAACGGTTTACTGAGCCTATATAATTTGAGGTTGTGCTAGTAATAGCGCCAAACCCAAAAGGAGCATCTTGATTAGCCATATTTGACCACCTTTAAAGTAAACAATTTAAAACTTATTGCACTTCGAATTGTGGTCGTTGAATCTGTACACCAGCTCCAACCATATCACTACCCGAACGCAACTCTTCTGAAACCATGCCTTCTTCGGTTTCGTCAACTTCCGCCCGCTTAGCGACTAAATCTTCTTGGTAATACTTTTTAGGGATTCGCATTAATACACCACGTGTACCATGTCCAACAGGCTTGCTTTTAATAGAGCCTAATGCCCCTGCTTCTATACCTGAATCATCGGCGAATTCACCTTCTTTGGCTATATCATAGCCGCGCTCTTTCAATTGTTCAACCCTTCCCGCATATTTGCCATCATCAGTGTTGACAATTCTATATTCATAATTATCAGTATCTAAGCCACTCATCTTGATTTTATGGCGGTCTTTGTACGCAATACGGCTTGCCTCTTGCTTTTTACGCTTAACCTTTGCAGGTTTTTTAGCTTTTGGCGCAGCCTCTGGAGCTGCTTCTACGTTGTTTTCATCAGTCATTTTTATTCCCCTAGATAAGATTTAACGTATTCTTCTTCTGTCATATTGCATTGTTTTGCAACAGTTCTAGCCATACCCTGCACTTCAGCAGGTAAGTCATTGAATGTATATGATTTTTTGCTGCTTGGCTTGCGCGTTGCCTTTTCTGTAATAGATGTAGGTCGCGCTTGTGGTGTTGGTTTTTCTTCAACATCGCTAAATAGGTATGAAAATTGCTTCTTAACCTTGGCTTCTGCTCGTGCAAAGCCTTCGCTAATTGGTAATCCTTCTCGCTCTGCTCGTTGAAGCTCAACATTCATTAAGCCTGTAGCAGATTGGTCGATATTAAACCAATCATTGTTTTTAGCGTACCAGTCATTAATAAAGCCTTGACTGTCATCAACAGGCTTTTGCTCAGGCTCTTGCTTTTGCTCGGTTATCTTGTCGTGCAATTCAATAGCCTTCTCAGTATCGCCTACCTCGATAGCTTCTTTCTTTTTCGCTTCAAGCTCTGCTAAAGTTTCTTCTCGAACACGCTTGGCGTTATCCTCGAGAATCTGCTTTTGCTGCTGCATAAAGTCCTGCAAAGTTTTTTCCATACCTACAACTTTCTTAGCAAGCTTAGTCGGGCTTTCTTCTTTCAAGTCTCCAACTTTGTCAAACTCCTCTTGAGTTAAGTAGTCTTCAGCCTTTCGACCGCTAGCTACCCACTCATCTTCAGTCATGTGCTCGGGAGCTTTGCCGCCTTTTTCTTCGGGCTGCTCAAGGTTTAACTCCTCTTGCTGCTCAGGCTCTTTAGCTTGCTCTTCACCATGAACTTTTATTTCTTCTTGGTGCGGTAATTCTTCGCCCGCCTCCAAAGCCGCCATGTTTTCTTGCATCATCTTTAAAGCTTCACTCATGCCGCTTTCTCCTCATGTTTGATGTAATCGCTGCACCATTCTTTTAATGAGACTTCAGGGTTGTACGGCCCTAAAACATCGTCATCAAGAATAATGCGAATTCTTTCAGCTATTGCTACTTCTTCAACGCTTAGATTTTCGGGAATATGAACACCTTGTCCGGCATGTTGAGCAATGATGATTTCATCACCCTCTTTACACCAAGGCTCAAAGTCTTCATTGTCATATCCAGGCCAACAACCATCACCAACAGCTAAAACCTTACACTTAGCTCTAGCTCTCTGCTCTTGCTTGCCTGTCTGCCCCACCTTAGAAATAATAATACCGCTTGCTGTCTTCTCTTCTTTCTCAACATGGTCAAGTAAGATAACTAAGCGATGCCCGCGAGGGGTAAAGAATAAATCACTCATCTTCAGCCTCCGCAATTATTCCCTCTTCTCTTAATTCTTCTTCAAGAGCCTCAATGTTCAAGACAATATCAATGCCTTGCACGATAGATGCTCTCATTGCAGAATCAAGCCCGATACGCTCAAGATTTAAACTTATGGAATCTGATGAGTAACTGCCTGCCATCTCAGCTAGCGAGAAATCTACTTTTTCATAGTTCTCACGCTCTTTTATTAAATAGCTTAGGATTACTGAAGTTACTTTATCATTCTTCCACTGCTTGAAGTCAGCTTCAGATATTTTCAAAGGTCTTTCCCCTCTTCTCGTTTACATCAAACACTATTGTTTGAATTCTCGTTAATACGATCAGCATTCATTTGAGCCATTTCTTTTTGCTGCTCAAAGTTTAGCTTCATCGTATTTAGCATCTCTCTATATTGCTTTAATTGCTGCTCGTTTAGATTTATATCAATCTCTGATAGTGTCTTAATGGTTTCAGCGCCTTCCTTGCGTACTTTTGATGCTGTCTGGGCATTCTCTCTATTATTCTCATCTATCATTAATTGCATTTGGCCTGAGTTGACGAAATTCTGATAAGTCTCTAATTGACCTTCTAAGAACTCAATCATAGGCAATAGCTCTTGCGCGCTTGGCCCTTCCGGTATTAGTTTGTCAGTGTTGGTAATACCCATTGCTTCTAGTAATTCTCTTGAGGCTTCTTGCAAATTAGCGCCTGGAGTTGTAGCAACAACATCTCTAGCAGCTTGCGCTCTCATTGTGCGTAAGTACTGAGCAGAGATAGATGCGTCACCTATAGGCATAATGTCGAAATCACCCCTACGGAAATCGCCTTCTTTCACAGCTTCAGGATTATCCAAGACAGTCATGTATTTTTGTTGGTCAAGGTAAATATCATTCAAGCGATACAACATGCGGTATTCTTTACGCAAAGCGCGATAAATACGCTTAAACACTGCGTCTAATTCTTTAAGCCCTTGCTCTATCATTGAAAGAGTCGTACCTACAGGCATATTAGAACCCTGCTGAATACCTGCTAAAGCATCAGTCTGTGATGACATCTTGTCGCCAATATCAATAAGAAACATCACCATGTTTAATAGCACAGTGCTTGGCTCTTTAGTTGGCAGTGGTAATACATTCTCGCTTAACTTCATGCCTTTAGTGTCAACAGGTCGCCATTCTCCAGGCTGCATAGGCTTAGATCCCATACGAGAGCGAAGCCCTTTACCTAAGAAACCTGATTGAAGATTATGCAGTGTACCTGAGTCTATTAACTGATTTAGCAGCGAATCAATAGCCTTATTAATCGGGTATAGATAATGACCAAAGCCAATAGAATAAAACCCGCCATCGAAAGCAGGGATAAAATGATAATCTGTGTATAACTTGAAAGGCTCAATGCGGAAAAGCTTAGTCATATCATCATTAGTGAATATCGTTGTTTGGTCATAATTCGATACAATGCGAACAACGCGACTAGATGATTTATGCACAGTAACAATATACGGCTCTTCATAGCCATCCTCGTCTAAGTCTAAATAGCGTACTTGTTGGATAAACTCTTGTTCATCACGCTCGATATATTCGCCATCGGTTGACTCTTCCGTATAATCAATCTCAAGCCATAAGCCCATTTGCTCACGTTCTCTTATATCGTTCTTATATAGCGTGAATTCTTTAGAGATTCTTCGACAGTCAGTTAAATCCAGTGACTTAGAGTGATAGTTGATAGTTAGCTCATCAGGCAAAAGTAGGGTAATTTGAGGGCGCTGGTTAACTTCATCCCATGAAACCTCTCTAAACATCGTGCCTACTAGCGGCAATTGCATAAGCAAGGAATCTGTATCGCCTTCCCAATTAGGTATCTGCTCGATTAACTGCCATGACATAAAGTCGGATACACGAACAGCCCTTTCTTCTTTTGCGTCATCAGGGTCGCTGCCTACAACTTGAGCTTTTACTACCTTATCGCCCTTGATAACTTCAGGATAAGCACGAGCATTGAAGGAAATAGCAGCTTGTTCTCGAGACTGCTTAGCTAAATCTAAAGCTTCCTTGTTCGCCTCTCTCCACTCATCAAGCGAAGAATAATCCTCTTCATACTCATCAATAACCGTAATACCAATCTCATCAAGAGTGCGCTGGTCTAGGTCATCAGCGATATTCTCTGACTGAATAAAAGCCTGTAGCTTTTCAATAGGATTGACCATTTCCACTTCGGTGATCTCCATGTCCATTTCTGGCGTAGAGATTTCTGTTTGTTCTATTTCGTATTCAGCCATTTTTAATATCCCGTAACTGAGTCAGGCTCATTATAATCCCACTCTTCGTACTCGTTATCTGTTATTTCTCGACGCATTATAGCAAACCTACGCATCATGTATGCATATCTTGTCGCATCAAGCAAGTCATCGCCAACTTTTGCTATCTTACCATTCTCGTCGCGATGATAGTTCATTTTTTCGTCAAACCAATTAGACAAATGCTTGAACACTTTAAACTTACCCAATTCCATTAATCGGTATATCTCAACTAATCCAGCTTCAACGCCATTACCACCATCAGGCCACTGCGCTTGAACCTCAAGCATATCCCAACCCGCATTATCATAAAATTCTTTCTGCTGAACACCGCTAGACTTCTCTCGCTGCAATCCATCATGCGGCCATGCTGTAGGCACATCAACTGCCCACTCCTTAACTGCGCCCCATGCAACCTCTGGGAGCGCCTTTGATTTTTTCCAAGCATGGGCTAATACAAACATATCT